TTGACCGACTTGGTGGAAGTTTTGGCACCGCAGCCGGTGGACTACGTGGTAGATGCCCAGCTCACGCTCTACACCGATGCCGACGCGACATCGGCGGGAGCATTGCTGCAGGCCGCCGCCGAGAAGCACGTCAGCACGCTGGCGGCGAAGCTGGGCCGCGACATCGTTCCCAGCCAGTTGGTGGCTGCTCTATCGGTGCCAGGCGTGTACCGCGTCGAGCTGCTGGAACCGGCAGCCGTTCGCTCGCTCGCACCCCATGAGTGGGCGCGCTGCACGGCCATCAACGTCCGTGTGACGGGGAGGAGTGATGGCTAACTGGACGCCGCGCCCAACCGGGCTGCTCCCCGACTCGCTGGCGCACGATAGCCGGCTGGCGGCTTTCGACGCCTTGCTTTCGCGCATCCAGCAGCTGGACACCGCGCCGACCCTGGTCAATCTGGTGGACAGCGTCAGCAGCGAGGCGCTGCCAGCCCTGGGCGAGCAGTTCCACGTCATGGGTCACGAAGGCTGGTATTTGGCCAGCACCGACGAACAACGCCGGGCGCTGATCAAGCGCGCCATAGAGCTGCACCGCTACCGTGGTACCCGCTATGCCCTGGATGAGGTGTTGGCCATCTTCGGCGTGACGGCCGAACTGGCCGAATGGTGGCAGCAAAACCCACCGGCCACCCCGTACACCTTCGATCTGCTGCTGTGGGTGAACGACAACCTGCTGCCAGGGCAGCCCATCCTTACCGCCGGGCTATACGACAGCCTCCGGCGTATGGTCGACGTCGTGAAGCCTGCACGGAGCGGCTACGGCTTCAAGGTGGGCGTGCGCTTCGACCAGCCCGCCTGGTCGCTGGCCAACGCCCAGGAAGCCGCCGCCGTCGGCCGCTGGGCCGGCGACGCCCAGGCCGTGCAGCCGACGCCGGCCGCGCAGCCGCTGCGCCTGGCCAGCTCCGTGGCCACCACCGCCACTTGCCGCAATGCCGCCGAGCCGCTGGCCGTGCAGCCAACATCTGCGGAGCAGCCGCTGCGCGCCGCCAACGTCCAGCAGGCGCATGCCGTGACGCGCCTGTTGGCCGAGCCGCAGCCGGTACAGCCGGCCCCCGCAACCAACGCCGTGCGGCTCGCCTCGGCCTGCCGCCCGCTGTCCGTTCTACGTGTTTCGATGGAGGTTCAATGAGCACGCCACTACTGCCGACGATTCTGGAAGTCGGTCTCAACGCGATCTGGCGCGCCGGCAATGACGGCCTGGCTGCCCAGATCACCCACATCGCCCTGGGCGACATGGGCTACACGCCCAACCAGGGCCAGACCGGTCTGCGCTCCGAGCGCGCCCGCTACCCGGTGGCGGATGGCAAGCGCGTCAGTTCGCGCCAGATTCACCTGACCGCCTTGGCCGCCGGCAACACCGAGTTCTGGGTGCGCGAAGTCGGCTTCGTGCTGGCTGACGGCACGATGCTCGCCGTCTGGAGCGATCAGAACAAACCGCTCGCGTACAAAGCGGCCGGCGTCGATCTGCTACTGGCCTATGACTTGACGCTATCAGCGGTACCGGCGGACAGCGTGGCGGTGCAGTCCACCGGCGCCGGTCTGTCGCTGGCAATGGCCGGCGAGTACGCCTCACTGGCCAACGCCATGGTCAAGTTGCAGCGCCTCGTCATCAAACCCTACCTGCAATAAAGGAGAAGCCCTATGAGCCTGGAATCCCAAATCGCCGCGCTGGTCGACTCGACCACCGCCCTGACCCAAGAGGTCGCCAATAAGCAGGCACACGTCGATGCTCGCGTCACCGCCAAGATTGCCGATCTAGACAACTGGCGTGCGGGCCATCTGGATGAGCATCCGGCCATCGCTGTCAACTTCAACGCCAGCCTTACCGCGCTCGGCGGTACGGAACCACAGCAATTGCCGCTGGCAATGGGAGTGCATGCTGGTGGTGACTTCTGGGGTAAGTTTGACGTCACCATCATCCCGGTGCGAACTGGCGAAGATCCGACCACCCGCCCGCCGGTGGTGCGTGAACTCCTTCAATACATGGGCTGCGACCGCCAGCACTTTTCGGCCAAGTTCAACATCGTCCAGCTCACGATCAAGAGCATCGCCGCAGGGTTCGGGCCGTACGTTTTTCATATTCCGTACCAGCACGTCAAGGTAAGTGAGTTCACCAGTGTGGTGATGTACCACAAGGTGGTCGGCGGGGCGGATTGGGGTTGGACGGACAGTGCAAAAAAAGGTGTGTGGAATCAGGTCACCCACCATTTCAGCTCGAACAACGCGGGCGAATACGTCCACGTCGATATCGGCGTCGGTGGTGCACCAGCCGTGGGCGACACCCTCTACCTCGCGCTGCCGCAAATTGTGCCCGGCAAGTGGAACCCACAGCATCGTGCCCCGCAGATGTACAACATCTTCGACCTGATCCTGGACGTGGCCGCCAGTGGTACGCCGCCTGCCGGCATGCTGGGCGGCGTCTTCGCAGGCATCACCAATACCAATCGCTAAGGACTGAACCATGCAACAACTGCAGAAGAGCCACTCTGATCAGCGCGACGAGCACACCCTGATCATGACCGCCACCGGGCTGGCTTCGCCCGCCGAACTGCGGGCACAGGCACTGCGTGCCGAGCGCAACCGCCGGCTGAACGAGTGCGACTGGACCCAGCTGTCCGACGCACCGCTGACCGCTGAGCAGAAAGCCGCCTGGGCCAGCTACCGCCAGGCGTTGCGCGACGTGCCGGAAGCCGCCGCTGACCTCGATAACGTCGTATGGCCGGTGCAGCCGTGAGATTGCCCCACCTGGTGATCTACACCGACCGCCTGCCCTCCGGGGTAGGCGGCACGGCCAACGACCCGATCGTGCGCATCCGTCCCGAGTACCGCGCCGACGCCGGCATCCACGCCCACGAGTACGAGCACGTTCGCCAGTGGTACCAGGAGGGCGTGGTGGGCATGGCGCTGGTGGCGCTGCTCGCGCTGGTGGGCGGCACCCACTGGTCCCTGGCACTGGCGATCGCACCGGCCGGCATGGCCACGCACTCGCTGGCCTACGCCCTGTGGGCACGGCATCGGCTGTGGTGTGAGGTGCAGGCGTACCAGGTGCAGATGCGGCACGGTCTGAGTCTGGACGATGCCGTCGCTCGGCTATGAGTCCCCGCTACAAGTTGGGATCGCACTACAACGACGCGCGCCGTTTGTTGAGCGCGTAGGAAGAGAAGACAGCGACCGGGAGGGTGTTGGAGCACCCTCCCGGCCAGCTGACCCGCAGACCATAGCTGCAAGTCATCCCGAGGCTGCCGCCTTCAGCGCTGAAAGCGCGGCAAGTCTAGCGGAATAATTGACACCCGATAAGGGCTTGCAGATGTTTAACGTTGAAATTCGCTGTGGCCAGTGTGGCCGCAAACTGGCCTCTGGCCGCTATATCGAACTGACCATCAAGTGCCCGCGCTGTCGGGCCATGAACCATTTGAAGGCCGAGAGCCTCCCCTCCGAGCGCCCAGGAGCGCCACAACAAGGAGACGACGATGGACGCCAGTCCGATCATCCCTTGGCTGGGCGGCAAACGACGCCTGGCTGACAAGCTGTTACCCCTGTTCCCGAAACACGAGTGCTATGTGGAACTGTTCTGCGGTGGCGCGGCACTGTACTTCCTGCGCCACGTCCCCGCGCCGGTCGAGGTGCTGAATGATGTGAACGGGGAATTGGTGAATTTATATAGGGTGGTGCAGAGCCACATGGAGGAGTTCGTCCGGCAGTTCAAGTGGGCACTGAGCAGCCGCGAGGTGTTCAAGTGGCAGCAGATGACCCGCCCGGAGACCCTGACCGATATCCAGCGCGCGGCGCGTTTTTTCTACCTGCAGCACCATGCGTTTGGCGGCAAAGTGGCTGGCCAGAACTACGGCACAGCCACCACCGCGCCTATGATCAACCTCTGCAGGATCGAAGAAAACCTCAGTGCAGCGCATCTGCGGTTGGCTGGCACCAACGTCGAGCACCTTTCGTGGCAGGACTGCCTGAAGCGCTATGGCCGTCCGCATACCTTCTTCTATGCCGATCCGCCGTACTGGCAAACCGAAGGCTACGGCGTGCCTTTCGAGTTCGACCAATACCTGCAGCTGGCCGAGGCAATGCGGACTTGCAAGGGGAAGGTGATGGTCAGCATCAATGACCACCCCGACATTCGGGCGGCGTTCAAGGGTTTCTGGATGGAAGGGCTGGACATCAAGTACAGCACCGGCAACGCCCACGGCGCACCCGAAACCAGCCGGGAGCTGGTGATTACCAACCGGGAGCCTGAGGCGCTGGGCGGGTTATTCTAA